GAAGCAAAATTAAAATAACAATGTTAACCAAGGAAGCTTTGGATCTCCCATTTAAAGAGATCATGGAGCTTATCAATGCAAACAATGGATTCTACTATTCTAAAGACTCAAAACAAAAACTTAACCGATACTCAGGAGAAGTTTCTGGACGCTTTGTTCGGAGAAGCACAAGGAAACCCAAGGAGGGCGGGAGAGTTAGCAGGTTACTCAGAACATTCGTATCCTAAAGTTCTACGTAATCTTAAAGACGAGATTGTTAAACGAGCAGAAAACTATTTAGCCATACATTCTGCGAAGGCTGCAACTAAAATGGTAAACATGCTAGATGAAGATGGAACAACACCTCATGCTAGTATCAGAATGGAAGCAGCAAAACAAATATTAGATCGTATTGGTCTTGTAAAGAAAGATCAATTAGATGTTAATATGAATGTTAAGCATGGTATATTTATATTACCAGCTAAGAATGAGCCAGAAGAATCAATCGTAACCCCAGTACAAGATTAATTATGACTAAACAAGATTTTGAAAGAAATAAACCATATACAAATATAAATACTGAAGTTAAAAAAAGAATGAAGGAAGAAACTCCTAGAACTAATTTTTTAGCTAAAGGTAAATTGAGTATGCTTAGAAAACATTTACATAAAAAACAAATATTAAAAGAATTAAAAGACAGACCAGAGCATCTATCACCAGCAAAAGTTAAAAGTTATTAATTATGTCAAAAAATTACGCAAACGAACATCCAAAGAATAAAAAGAAAAACCAAGACAGTAATGTTAAGGTTGCAAAATATATGCCTGGAGATGAATATAATAAATTTTTAAAAGATAGATATAACGAATATAAAAAAGAAATGGGAGTTAGAGGTTTAAAAGTTATATCTTTTGATGAATTTAAAAAACCATATCCAAAAAAAGTAAAAGATCTTAGATCTAAATAAAAGTGATTAAAAGAAAAGCTAGAACTATACCATTTGGGTATAAGTTAGCAGAAGACACAGATTATATTGAACCAATAGAATCTGAATTAGAAGCTTTAGAAGAAGCAAAGAAATTTTTAAAAACATGTTCATACCGAGAGGTTGCTATTTGGTTATCAGCAAAAACGAAAAGATACATATCATATGTCGGACTTAGAAAAAGAGTTACCAGAGATACCGCTGCCAAAGCCAAAGAAGAAAGTAAAAACCAAAGCCAAGCAGTCGGCTAAGCAGGCAATAGCAAGAACACGTAAAAAAGTTGCAAAGGCAGAACAAACTTTACGTTCAGCCAAAGCTCATGCAAAAAATGTCAAGGATAAATTGTTAACCGTTGACAAAGTATTGGATGGTAAAGAACAGCAACTTATAACACAAGACGTAATAGAAGATGTTCCAGAGAATATTCAAGAACATCTAGCTGCACAGAATATAATCTTTAAACCTAATTCAGGTCCACAGACAGAATTCCTAGCAGCTTCAGAACGAGAAGTGTTTTATGGTGGAGCAAGAGGTGGTGGTAAATCATATGCCATGTTAATAGATCCTCTAAGATACTGTCATAAAGAACATCATCGTGGTCTATTACTTCGTAGAACTATGCCAGAGTTAAGAGATTTGATTAATCATTCTCAACGATTATACTCAAGGGCATATCCAGGAGCAAAATGGAGAGAGCAAGAAAAAGAGTGGAGATTCCCATCAGGAGCAAAGATAGAGTTCGGGTACGCAGAGAACATGACAGACGTTTTGAGGTACCAAGGGCAATCATACACATGGATAGGAATAGACGAACTTCCACAATATCCTTCGCCAGATATATATAATTTTCTAAGATCGTCACTTAGATCAGTTGATCCTAATATACCAGTATACATGAGGGCTACAGGTAACCCAGGTAACGTTGGATCACAGTGGGTTAAAGAGATGTTTGTGGATCCTATAGATCCAAATACAGCTTTTAACATAGAGATTTCTACACCCACAGGTATAAAATATATAACAAGAAGATTTATACCAGCTAAGTTACAAGATAATCCGTACCTTATGCAGACTGATGATTACTACGCAATGTTATCATCACTACCAGAAGTACAGAGAAAACAATTTTTAAATGGAGACTGGGATGCATTTTCTAATGCAGCATTCTCAGAATTTGATAGGGATACACATGTTGTTGAACCTTTTGAAATACCTAAAGGCTGGCAGCGATTTCGTGCTGCTGACTGGGGTTATAGTTCTCCTGCTTGTTGCTTATGGTTTGCTATTGACTACGATAATAATCTATGGGTTTATAGAGAATTATATACTCAAAAGATTACAGCAGATGTATTTGCAAGAAAAGTCCTAGACCTAGAGCACGGAGAATATATACGTTACGGGGTTTTAGACGCTAGTACATGGGCAAGAAGAGGTGATGTGGGTCCAAGCATAGCAGAGACTATGATTCAAGCTGGATGCCGTTGGAGACCTTCTGATAGAACTCCAAGAAGTAGAATTAGTGGAAAGTTAGAAATCCACAAAAGATTAAAAATTGAAGATAAAGAACCTGGTGTTCGTATATTTTCTACTTGTAGAAATTTGTTAAGGACGTTTCCTACTCTACCAATAGATGATAATAACCCAGAAGATATTAATACGCATGTAGAAGATCACGCATATGATGCATTGAGATATGGCTGTATGAGTAGACCCATGCATACAAGTTATGCCAATAAAGTATTTGGCAATAATAGAATGACTAATTTTATTCCCTCAGATAAAATATTTGGATATTAACAGAGAGGAGTAAATGAATAAAAGAAAGTTACCTATTATAAATAAAAAGAATTTTCCCTATGAATTAGTAATGGCTTATTGGGAAGATATTGTTGGATCATGTGAATGGTCTGAAATATCAGATATAAAAAAATCAAAGACAGCTATATGTTGTAGCTTTGGATGGCTAGTAGAACAGAATGAAAGTATAACTGTGATAATGGCAGACTTTATATTTGAAGATAATAATAAAATAAAAACAGGTGGTGGACATACTACTATCCCAACAAAAAATATAATACACATTAAGAAAATAAAAACATAGGAACAATATGGAAACTAAATTTGACCCAAAAGATAAAGTTAAGCAAGGTGATCTAGGTTCAGCTCCTGATGGAAAGCAACCGAATCAACAACCAGGTAATTTAAAAATTACTTATGGTAAAGAGGAACGTGCTATGGAAACTCAGGATGGTAAATTTGACTACTTTGAGCCAAAGAAATTCAGAAGTCAATTAGATGCTAACTTTAATAAGTTGGCTGATGAAAAGGATTACTAATGACTGACGCAAATGAAATTGCTAGACATAAAGATTCTAGATATGATAAAAAAATAAATAAAAAAAATAAAAAATCTAAAAAACTTAAAACTAAGAATCCTAAATTTTACGGATACACAAACATGAAAAAATATTAAGGAGAATAACATGGACATAAATACAAGATACAAACATGGAGAACTTTCTGCAGATGTTGCTAAATCTAAAAATGACAGATTAGAAATTAACCCTAACCAAAAAGTTAAACAGGGTGATTTAGGATCTTGTTCAGAAAAAGCAGCTAAGAAAAGTAAAGTTGATCCTTCTATCTTTAGAATGGCTGAACAAAAAGATTACTAGTCATGGCACTTACTGATAGATCTAAAAGAAATATCGCTAATGAGCATCCTAAATTTGCTGATTTAGCTAAAACTTTTAAGAAGCATAAAGATGAAGTAGTTGAAAAAGTAAAAGTAGCAGATATATCTCAAAGAGATATTGATAATACTAGATTAAAAGGTTATTCTAAAGTTGATTTAGAAAATGCTAAAATGATGAGTGGCAATGATTCTTTAACACAAAAAGAATTAGATAAATTAAAAAAAGCAATTAAAGATAAAACAACTTCTAAATTAGAAACAACAGGTAGATTTAAAAAGGATTAAATGGATAATGACCAAAAGGATAATTACGATCCATTCGTTGGATACGTAAGAGAGAAGTTCCAACAGGCAGAGACATCTAGACTTCATGATGAAAAAAGATGGTTACATGCTTACAGAAATTACAGAGGACTATATGGTCCCGAAATGGCTTTTCGTGATAGTGAGAAATCTAAAGTATTTGTTAAAGTAACAAAGACAAAAGTTCTTGCTGCATTTGGTCAAATCATTGAAGTATTATTTTCAAGTGGTAAGTTTCCAATTGGTGTAAGTCCTACATCAGTACCAGAAGGTACACCAGAGTATGCTTACTTAAATCCAAATAAAAAAGAACAAGATCCAAAAGCAGAACCTAAACAGGATAGTCCATATGGATTCCCTGGTGATGGTGGTGGATTACCCGCTGGTGCTACAGCAGAATCTTTAATGAAAGATTTAGCACAACAATATCAGAATTTAGGGTTTGAAGAAGGAGATGCTCCTGATTTAAAAACCCAACCACAAATAGAGCCAGCTGCAATGGCAGCAGCTAAAATGCAAAAAGTAATTCACGATCAGTTAGAAGAAACTGATGCAATCTCTGTAATGAGACATGTATTTTTTGAAATGGCTTTATTAGGAACAGGAATTTTAAAAGGTCCATTTACGAATGTAAAAACTCAATACAAGTTTTCTAGAGATGAGGAAACTGGGGCATCAGCTATGTTAGAAGTTGGCAAAGATGTACCAGGTATTGAAGCAGTATCATGTTGGGATTTCTATCCAGATCCTAATGCAACAAGCATGAACGATGCTGAATATGCAATTCAAAGACATTCATTTAATAGAGAACAATTTGCAGCACTTGCAAAGAAACCTCTGTTTAACTCAGAGAAGATTAGAGAATGTTTAGAGATGGGACCTAACTATCAAACAAGAGGATATGAATCTTCTTTATACGATAGAGAAAATGTTTCAACGTTATATAAAAACAGATTTGAAGTATTAGAATATTGGGGTACAATAAGTAAACAGTTAGCAGATGAATTAGATTTTGAATATGATGATGAGCTAGATGTTGTATCAGTTAATGTTTGGATATGTGGTGGTAAAGTTTTAAGAGTAGTAGAAAATCCTTTCTCACCAAAAAGAATACCTTATATGGTTTGTCCATATGAGTTAAACCCTTATCAATTCTTTGGTGTAGGTATACCAGAGAATATGCAAGATTCACAACAGGTTATGAATGGTCATGCAAGAATGGCAATTGATAACTTAGCACTATCAGGTAACTTAGTATTTGACGTAGATGAAACTATGTTAGTACCAGGTCAAGATATGAAAGTATTTCCTGGTAAAATATTTAGAAGACAAAGTGGACAACCAGGAGCAGCAATTCATGGTGTTAAGTTTCCAAATACTTCTAATGAAAACTTAATGATGTTTGATAGATTTAGACAGTTAGCTGATGAAGCAACTGGTATTCCATCATACTCACATGGTACAACTGGTGTTCAGTCTACAACTAGAACTGCAGCAGGTATGTCTATGTTGATGGGAGCTGCAGCATTAAGTATTAAAACAGTTATTAAAAATATTGATGACTATTTATTAAAGCCCCTAGGTAATTCATTGTTTCATTGGAACATGCAATTCAATAGTGAAAGACCTGAGATACAAGGTGATCTAGATATTAAAGCACAAGGAACATCTTCTTTGATGCAGAAAGAAGTAAGATCACAAAGACTAATGACATTTATGCAAACAGCGTCTAACCCATCGTTAGCACCATTTGTTAAATGGCATACATGTTTAAAAGAAGTTGCTAAGTCACTAGACATTGATCCAGATCAATTGGTTAATGATCCAGAGAAAGCAGCTATATACGCACACATAATGGGGATGGCAAATGGAAATCAAACGAATACAAGCAATAGTGGACAACCAAGTCCAATGGGCAATATGGGAGGAGTACCTCCTGGAGCTTCGCCAACAGATCCAACAGGAAATGGAGGTGGCAACATCGGAACAGGCAATGTACCGATGCCAGGGGAAGCTGGTTTTACTTCGCAAGATACTCAGCCTCAAAGAAACAATAAAACGCAGTAAGGAATAATATGGCAGTAAAAACTTGGGATACATCTAGAACTGGAGGTGGTACTTACGAATTAGAAAAAGACTCTAGTGGTAATTACCAATTAAAGTCAGTAGGTTTTGCTCAAGTAAATAAATTAAACTTACCTGATCTTGCAACTAGTGATACTACAGCTGCAACTACTACACCTAAAACAGAAGATAAAAAAATTGAAGTAGCAGATCCATTTAAAAAATTAGGTACACAAAATACTGGTGGTGGACAAGGTGGTGGTCAAGACTACAGTGGTGTTATGCTTAAAACTCCAGAAGTAAAAGATGTTTCAGTTAGAGATGCAGGATCAAGTATGCCACAAGGATCACCTGGGCAATTATCTAAAGATAAAGCTAGAGCAGAAGCTAATGTAGAATTAGGCTTAGAGCCACAGGCATATAAAAGTCCTACAATGACAACGAAAGAAAATGAATTTGCACAAGGTAAGTATACAGGGGTACAAACAGGTTTACAAAAAGTAACATCCGCAATAAGTAATACTGTACAAAATATTATGAATAATAGTGCTACAGTTGCAGTTGCAAAAGGTGCAGCTTCAATTGTAGGTGGTATGATAAATGCTACAACTAGTCAGTATCAACAAGATCTTAATACAGCAAATAAAAATGCTTTAACTGCTTTAGGTTATAAAACTAATTATGAATTAGGTAATATGAATGATCCTGGAAGAGTAGCAGGTAATCCAGCTAATAATGTATTTGCAGGAATGAATGCACAATCTGCAAAAGGAGATATATCTGCAGGTGCAGCTAGTAGAATTGGTGTTAGAAATTCTGCAAAAACACAAGCAAGAGTTGCTAAAAAAGGTAAAGCAGCATTAGATGCATTTAATGCTAAAACAAAAGAATTTGAAAAACAAAAAGCTGACCATGATGCAGCAGCAGCTAAAGATAAAGCTAATGCAGCAGCAGCTAAAGACAATAGAGAAGGAGTTGGAAGTAGTTGTTTTATAGCAGGTACTAAAGTTACTATGTCTGATGGCACACTTAAAAATATTGAAAACATTGCAGTGGGTGATAAAGTAAAAGGACACAAAGAAGATAACACAGTTATTAAACTAGATCCTACTTTATTAGCAAATAGAAAATTATATTCATTTAATAATAATGAACATTACTTCTTTACTTCGGAACACCCATTTATGACTGAAGAAGGTTGGAAATCTATTAAACCAGAAAAAACAAAAGAACGTGATGGTATAGAACTTTACGAACAATTAAAAGGTGAATTAAAAGTTGGTGATAAACTTGTGACAGATAATGGTCCAGTTGAAATTAAAGATATTAAATCAAAAGAAATAAGTAATCCTGAAATGCCTTTATATAATTTTAATGTTTCAAATGATAATTCATATATTGCTGATGATTATGTAGTACATAATAAAGGATGTTTTATTAAAGGTACTTTAGTTACAATGGCAGATGGCTCAACTAAACCAGTAGAACAAGTTGATCTAGGAGATGAAGTTGCAGAAGGTGGATCAGTATTTGCTGTAGGTAGATTTTTAAATACAGAATTATATGATTATAAAGGTATTAAAGTTTCAGGAAGCCACATGGTAAATGAAGATGGTGTTTGGATAAGAGTTAGAGATACTAAACATGGTAAATCATTAGGTAATGATTTAAATACTGTATATGTATTTGGATCAGAAAATAGAAAAATTTTAATTAATGGAATATTGTTTACAGATTACTTTGAAGTAAATGAGCAAGATAAATTGATAGAAGACTCAGAAGATTTTTTTAATAATTGGAAAGATTATGGAAATGATGTTGATGTAGATAACGTTGCTACATTAAACATGAATTATGAAATATAGATTTTGGAATCTAGATAAAGATTATACTATATTAGAAAGCTGGTGTAAAGAACGTAATTGGGAATCAAATATACCCAAAGAAATGTTACCACCACAAGGTATAATAGTTGAGGATGAAGATACTATTTGTGCACTAGGTTTATACTTAAATGAACAAGTTAAATTTGGTTACATGTATGGTATATTTTCTAATCCTAAAATTGGTAAAATGAAACTTTATAGAGCTATGAAGTTAAGTCTTGAAGCAGTTAAAGAACTAGCAAAAGATAAAGGTATAGAAGTAATTATTACACATACTGCTGAAAAAGCTTTAGAAAAATTATATACTAGACATGGTAATATGAAACTAGTAGAACAAAATGTAAATCAATACATTATGAATTTAAATGAAGATAAATATAAAAATTTAGATTGGATATCAAAATAAATAATTGGAGATAAGATAATGGCAATAGGACCAAAAGGTGAAGTAACAACAACAGGATTAATGAATAGCACTGGTAAAATACCAGAGGCTCCTGATATGTCTAACTTAAAAGCACCAGCTCAACCACAAGAACAAAAAGCACCCCCAGCAGCAGCTCCAGTAAAACAAGCTATGGTACAGAGACCAGAGCCAAAAGATCCTGAAATTGTACAAAAATTAAATAACTTATCTGAAGAAGAAGCACAACAATTATCTATGGTACTATCACCAAGTTTAGCAACTACTTTAATAAAAATTTTACCAGAAGCAACTGATTTAATAAATGAATTTAAATCTGCTGAAGAGAATGTTGTATTACCAGTATCAGTAGTAAAGAATTATGCCGTTAAGAAATACCCAAGTTCTAGCGAGCAAGAATCCGTACAAGGATTCGTTACAGAATTATCTGAGTCACAATCAGATAAT